GTGGGTGGCCACCGCCACCCTCAAGCCCGAGGGCGGGCGCTGGGTGGGCGTGCAGCCCGTCACCATCACCCCCGCACCGCCGGCCGGGCCGATGGCCAGAAGCGGGGTGCGGGTGTGGCCGAAGCGGGGTTGAGGCGCCAAACCCTGTAAATCGAGAATCGGGCCGTAGCGCGTTTTTTTCAGGGGTGGGGTACACCCATGCCGCAGCCCCCGGTTTGAGGCTGTAAAACCTGCTGTAAATCGCCTTGGATTGGCATCCTGAGTCGCGGCGAACCTGTCTGGGCGCCGAAATCTGACCGCGCCAGCGGAAACCGCTCAATTGTTGAGGGGCGGCCTGCAGGTGCTTGACGCGGCGCCGAGAGTGCGTAGCCTGCCTTCACCCGCAACCAACACGCCGTCACATGCCACTCGTTCGCCCCATGTCCATCGCCACCCATCTTGCCGCCGCTGTGTTGGGTGCCGCGTGCTTGCACTACGGCCCCGCCATCGTTGCCAAGGTGAAGCCCGAAAGCCGCAAGAACATGGAGCTTGCCCAGCGAATGAAGCTGCGCCTGGTCAACAACCTGAAAGACCCGGACTCGCTAAAGCTGGCCAATACCTTTCTGGCGCGCGGCGATGGCAAGGACAGCCAGCCGGCGCTATGTGGCGAGGCCAATGCGAAGAACAGCATGGGGGGCTATGTCGGTTTCCGCCAATTCGTCGTTACCGAGGACATGGGGCCATGGTTCGACGATAGCGATGACAAGACCAAGCAACTCGCATTCGTGAATACGCAGTTGGCTTGGTGTGTCAACCGCATTGCCGACATCCAATTCCCTGAGCGCTGACGCTTCCATGCGTGCACGACTTGCGGTAGTCTAAAAAAGCAGGCCCACGCGCCTGCGGCTGCAGCACTGCAGCCTTATCTGATCGGCCACCGGCCGGCAAAGTGCGCTCCATCCCATCCCCTGGGCCCCACGGAGCGCACATGAGCAACAAGCCCCCCAAGAACGCACCGCCCGCTGCAGACGCAGCGGTTGACGCCGCCGCTGGCGCTTCATCGGCTGCGGCCGAGTCGGCCGGCCCCGATCTGGCTGCCGAAGCCGTGGCCGCCGCCCAGGCCGCCCAAGCCGGCGCCCAGCAAATGGCCATGGCCGCCACTGAGCAGGCTGAGGCAGCGCAGCTGGCCGTCGCCGCTGCCCAGGCTGCCGCCCAAGCTGCTGCGGCTTCGGCCGATGCCGCTGCCGATGCGGCGCTGAATGTGCAGGCGCTGGCCCAGGCGCAGGCCCAGGCCGACCGCCCCGCCGCCGAGCTGGCACCCATGACGCTGGCCGAAGCCTGCGCCCTGGTGGGCATCCAACCCGCCGAAGCGCTGGGCTTCAAGGACCACGGCACCCATGTGGTGGTGGTGACGGCCGCCGGCCGGAAGCTGAGCACCGCCAGCTGACCCTCACGGGAAGGTCCGAAGCGAAGCCGCAGGCCTCGCGCTGGCTAAGTGGCTGAACCGCCAACCCGCCCACCCATCCTCGCAAAGGGCAAGACCATGACCAAGCAGGTCCGAATCGAAAACGCCGACACAGCGCCCTATCGGGTGCTGGTTGAGGTCTGGGACAAAGGCTACCCCGAGGGCCAGCCCGACACCCTGGCCAAGACGGTCGAGCTGAACCACCCCACCGCAATGACCGGCAGTGACGTTTACCTGACCAGCACGCGCTATCTGGTGGTCAAGGAAGCGCCGCTGCTGCCGGCCGCGCCTGTCTGAAGACTCGGCCATGAAGATCAAGCCCATCCCGCCCGGCCATGCCGGCTTCGACCGCATCACCGAAGCGGTGACCACTGAGTGGGGCCAGCTGATGGACCTGGTGCGCCAGGCCCTGCGCGAGAAGCTGCGCACCACGCCCGGCGCCAGCGAGTACTACTGCGATGTGTCGGCGATCTATGCCGACCGCGTGGTCAGCCGCGTGGCCGGCCGCCTGATGGCCTTTCCCTACACGCTGAACGCCGACAACACCGTGACGGTGGGCGACGGCGCCGAGGTGGTGATGCAGTTTGCATCGGTGCGTGAAGCGGCGGGCAGTCTGCAGCCCGGCGACATCGCCACCTTCCGCGAGGCGGCTGACGGCAGCATCGAGGTCACCATCATTCAGGCTGGCGTCAGCACGAATGGGGTGCTCTACCCCGATGCCGCGCTGCGCGAGGCGGTGGGCCTGTTTGAGGGCTGCCGCGTGTTCAACAAGGCCGACGCGGTGCACAAGGCCGGTGGCGGCAAGGATGTGGCCGCCCTGCTGGGTGGCATTTACAGCGTGCGCTTCATCGAAGGCGCATCGCCCGACACCGGCCGCCTGGTAGGCACCTTCAAGCCGCTGAGCGAGGCCGACCCCACCGTCATCAAGATGACCGAGGCGGTCAAGCGCGGCATGCAGGGCCTGATGGGCTTGAGCATCGACGCCGACGCCCGCACCGCCAAGGCCGGCAAGTTGCGCACCGTCAAGCGCTTCACCCGCGTGCACAGCGTTGACCTGATCGTGGAGCCAGGCGCCGGTGGCGGCCTGGACCGCCTGACCGAAGCCACCAACGACCCGACCGACTCCACCCACCCGCAACCCTCTGCAGGAGCAAGCACCATGAACAAGCACCTTCTCGCCGCGCTGGCGCTGATCAGCGCATCCGCCGCCGCCCGCCTGACCGAGGCCAGCCCCGAGCTGGACGTGCTGGCCAGCCTGACCGAGGCTTGCGATGCCGCCGGCATCAAGCTGGGCGCCGTGGTCAATGCCGCCAAGGGCGACACGGCCGAGGCCGACATCAAGAAGCTGCTGGAGGCTGCCAAGGCGGCCGGCCAGGGCGCTGGCCAGCAGCGTGTGACCGAAGGCGCCGCCGTGCTGACGGTGGCCGAGTTCGAGGCCCGCACCCGCCTGCAGGAAGCGCGCTTGCATGCCCGCACCGCCGTGGCCGCCAGCACCCTGCCCCAGGCCGCCAAGGACAAGCTGCTGCCCGAGCTGCTGGCGCGTGATCGGCTGACCGAAGCCGACGTGGACAAGAGCATCGCCAACGAGCGTGAGTACCTGGCCCGCTTCACCGAGAGCGGCCGGCCCACCGGCGGCCTGGCGCGCATCGAGGTGGGCGACCGCCGCACCCAAATCGGCGAGATGCTGGCCGCCTTCTTTGACCCGACCCACAAGAACCACCGCGACGTGCACAGCTTCCGCGAGTGCTACATCGAGATGACCGGCGACCGCTACGTGACGGGTGTGCCCGACCGCGCCCGGCTGACGGAATCGGTGGGCACCGACACCTTTGCCCAGGCCCTCGGCAACAGCGTGACGCGCCGCATGCAGCAGGTGTACACCGATGCGGTGCGCTACGACGCCTGGCGCCAGGTGGTGAACGTGTCGCCGGTGAACGACTTCCGCACGCAGGAGCGCACCCAGATCGGTGGCTTTGGCGACCTGCCGGCGGTGGCCGAGCGTGGTCCGTATGTGGCGCTTTCTGACCCGAGCGACGATGTGGCGACCTATGCCATCACCAAGCGTGGTGGCCTGCACTCCATCACGATGGAGGCGATCAAGAACGACGACGTGGGCGTGATCCGCCGCCTGCCGGTGGAGTTGGGCCGCGCAGCCAAGCGCACGCTGTTCAAGTTCGTCTTCAACTTCTTTGCCAGCAACCCGACGATCTGGGACGCCGTGGCGCTGTACCACGCTAGCCACAACAACCTGTTCACCGGTGCCCTGAGCGCCGCCGAGCTGGCTGCGCACCGCCTGGCCATGAAGAAGCAGACTGGCCGCGACACCGCCACGCGCATGGAAGTGGGCCCGAAGTTCCTGCTGGTGCCCGACGATCTGGAAGAGACGGCCTTCAACCTGTTCAACCGCAACACGAACAACGACAAGACCTTCATCCAGAGCCAGAGCCTGACCATCATCCCGGTGCCCACCTGGACCGATGTGACCGACTGGTGCACCTTGGCCGACCCGATGGACATCCCGGTGCTGGAAATCGGCTTCCTGGACGGCCAGGAAGAGCCCACCCTGCTGCTGCAGGACAGCCCCACCGAGGGCACGGTGTTCACCAACGACATGATCACCTACAAGCTGCGCCACATGTACGGCGGCAACATCCTGGTGGACGGCCAGAAGGGCACCACCAAGGCTGTGGTGGCTGGCTGATCGCCCGCGCTTGACTGCACCATGAGCCTGGCCGCCATCACCGCCCTGGTTGACGACAAGCTGCGCAGCATTGCGCTGGGCGATGTCGGCGACGTGGAGGCGCGTGACCGGGCCATCGGCCAGGCCCTGGTGCAGTACAGCGCAGACGAGCCGCAAGACCTGGTGGCCGATGTGGCCGGCGTGACCGGCTACTTCATCGACACGCCCGCAGGCTGGGTGCCGGTGCGCAGCCGCCTGCAGGCGGTGGAGTACCCGCTTGACCAGGTGCCCATGGCCACGCTGGAAGCTACCGAGATGCACCAGGTGGATGGCTGGCACATCTTGCTGGCAGAAGCGGCCAGCAATATCACCGTGCGCCTGCACTACACCGCGCCGCATGCGGACGATGCCAGCACGGTGCCGGCGCATCACATCAATGCCGTGGCCTGCTGGGCTGCGGCCGAGCTGTGCCGCCAGCTGGCCACCCGGATGGGCCACGACCGTGACGCCACCATCGGCGCCGCGAGCCAGCAGCAGGGCAGCCAAAGCGGCGACATGGCCCGCCGCGCCAAAGAGTGGCTGGCGGTGTACCGCGTGGCCCTGGGCCTGCCCGACCCCGACAAGGCCAGCGCCAGCTCCAGCGGCAAGCCCGCCGGTGCGGTGGTGAGCTGGGGCGCGCGGCGCGTGCGTGGCCGGTTTTACAGCTACGGCGGGTGATGCCATGCAAGTGAGCATCCATGCAGACGCGGCGCTGACCATTGGCAAGGCCTGGGCCACCCACCCGCACCTGGTGACCGAAGAGCTTGAGACGGCCATGCTCAGCAGCCTGCTGTATCTGGAGGGGCAGACGGCCGAGCGCACGCCTGTAAATCTTGGCACGCTGCGGCGCAGCTACACCAGCCAGGTGAGCACCTTCATTGATGCCGTGTTCGGCACTATGAGCAGCCCGGTGAGCTACGCCATGCCCATCGAGATGGGCACCCGGCCGCACTACCCGCCGCTGGAGCCGTTGATCAACTGGGTGGAAGCCAAGCTGGGCCTGGTGGGCGATGAGGCCGAGGGCGCGGCCCGGGGCATCCAACGCAAGATTGGGCGCTTTGGCACGCCGGGCTATGGCATGGCGCGCTTTGCGCTGATCGATGGCCAGGCCACCATTCGCGCCGAGTTTGACGATGCAGCCGAGCGCATCACTGCCCGGCTGGCCGCGCTGGGCCTGGGCGGTGCGGCATGAGCCATGTGCAGACCCACCGCACGGCCCTGGCCGCGCTGATCGCCGCCGTGCCCAGCGCGGGCCGGGTGCATGAGTACGAGCCCTACGCCAAGACCCAAAGCGAGTTTGCGGCGGCCTATATCTGGACGGCGCCTGACACCACCAAGCAGCTGCGGGGCTGGCACATCCGCCGCATCGGCACCCGTGAGCGAGAGCTGGGCCTGGGCCGCACGCTCAACGCCCACACCTGGCGGGTGACCGGCTACATGGCGCTGGACGACAACGGCGCCACCGAGCTGGTGTTTGACGAACTGGTGGAAGCCATCCGCCGGGCCTATCGGCTGGACCCGACCCTGGGCGCCGCGGCCGAGCTGAGCCCGGCCGAAGGCGCCGGCATCGACGTGACCGACAGCAAGCCGGTGGTCTTTTGCGGGGTGCTGTGCCACAGCGCCACGCTGCAGCTCACCACCCATGCCTACCTTGATTCAGGAGAGTGAACCATGCCCAAGCTGATGCGCCGCGCCGTTGTGGCTTTCAAGCAAGAAGTCACCTACGGCGTTGACCCCACGCCCACCGGGGCGGCCAATGCCATCCTGGTGCGCGATCTGGACCTGACGCCCATGGAGCAAGAGCTTGCCAGCCGCGAGCTGATCCGCCCCTACCTGGGCAACAGCGAAGACATCCCGGTGGCGCGCTACATGAAGGCCGCCTTCAATGTCGAGCTGGCGGGCAGCGGCACGGCCGGCACGGCGCCGGCCTGGGGCCCGCTGATCATGGCCTGCGGCTTTGCCGAAGCCGATGGTGTGAGCGATGTGGTTTACACGCCCAAGAGCACTGGCTTCACCTCGGGCACGCTGTACGTGAACATTGACGGCGTGCTGCACGAGGCCAACGGCTGCGCGGGCAATGTGGCCTTTGCGCTGGACGCCCGCAGCATCCCGATGCTGCGCTTCACCTTCAGCGGGCTGTTTGTGCCGGTGGTGGATGCCGCCGCCTTCAGCCCCACCTACACGGCCTTCAAGAAGCCGGTGCCCATCAACAAGCAGTACACCACGCTGAGCCTGCACGGCCTGGCCGCCGTGGTGGAGGCGCTGCAGCTGGACATGAACAACGAGGTGCCCTACCGCAACCTGATCGGCTTTGAGGGGGTGTCGGTCAACGACCGCAAGCCCGGCGGCAGCATCACCATGGAAATGGTGGGCGTGGCCACGCACAACTGGTTCAGCACCATCGACACCGCCGGCACCGGCGCCCTGCAGCTGGTGCACGGCCTCACGGCGGGCAACATCATCCAGATCGACGCCCCGGGGGTGCAGTTGGTATCGCCGCGCTTTACCAACAGCCAGGGTATCCAGATGCTTCAGGCCAATTTGAAGCTGGTGCCTGGCGGCAGCGGCGACGACGAAATCACCATCACGGTGAAGTAACTCAAGAAAATCGGTATCCCCACCATGCTGAAAATCAACAAATCCCCCACCTTCAAATACACGGTGGCGGTGAATACCGCTGCCATCCAAGGTGATTTTGAAGCCCTGTTTGAAGCCCTGCCAACCGACGAGCTGGACAAACTGGACGATGGCCAACCTGGCGCCTGGAAAAAGGTATTGGCGCGGGTTACCAAGGCCTTTGGCGCGGTGGAGATTGAAGGTGAATCCTTCGACAGCGACTCGCCCGGCGCGCTGGACAAGCTGACGCGCTGGCCCGGTGTGGGCGCGGCCATGCTGCGGGCCTACTACGCCGGCCTGTGGGAGAACACCCAGGGAAACTGAAGGCGGCTGCCCGCTGGCTGGTGATGCCAGCCAATGCGGCAGCCGGCACGCCCCAGGACGCAGAGGCCGAAGCCGAGCTGGCCCGCATGGGGGTGCCACAGGCGCAGATCGTGGCGGGCCGTGCCGAACGCGGAACGGCCGATGGGCCCGACGAGCCTGCCCCTGAGCTGTGGGCCTGGCACGCAGATGCCGCCCGGCTGTTTGCGGCCATGCGGCGCCAGTGGCGGGTGGTGGCGGGTGCGGCCGGCGTGCTGTACCTGGGACTGGACTTCAACGCGCTGGGCGAGGTGCGCCGCATGTTGCGCATCCGCCCCAGCCCCGAGCTGATGGACCAGCTGCAGGTGATGGAGACGGCCGGCGCTGAAGCACTGAACGGTTTACAGACTGAGCACACACCATGAGCGACCGTGAACTGTCAATCAGGCTGGCCGCCGATGCCAGCGAGCTGAAGCGGGCGCAGGCCGAAGGGGCCGCCGGATTTGGCGCCTTGGTTGCCAGCAGCGAAAAGGCAGCCGTTGCCTTGGCCAAGGTGACCAGTGCCAGCGACAACCTGTTGTCGTCGATGCGGGCCGAACTGGCCGCCCTTGCTGCCGTGACAGCAGCGAAGGAAGCGCAGCGCACCGCCACCACTGCCAACACCACCAGCACCCTGCAGGACACCGCCGCGAAGAAGGCTGCGGCCGACGTACTGCGCATCCAGCAACTGGCCATGCGCGACCAGCGCGTAGAGGCCAATCTGTTGAAGCAGGCCAACCGGCAGCTGGCCATGCAGATGACCGATGTGGTGACCAGCGTGGCCAGCGGCATGCCGGTGTGGATGGTGGCCATCCAGCAGGGTGGGCAGATCAAGGATGCCTATGGCGGCATCGTGCCGGCCGGGCGGGCGGTGATGGGTATGCTGACGCCCATGACCTTGCTGCTGGGCGGCACTGCCGCTGCCATGGCGGTGGTGGCTGTTGCCTACAACCAAGGTGCGGGAGAGGCGCAAGCCTATGGCCGTGCGCTGGCGCTGACCAACAACATCAGCGGCACCACCATCGGCCAGCTCAACGCCATGGCCCGAGCCATGTCGACAGTTGGCTCGGCTCAAAACAAGAATGCTGAAGTCTTGGCGCTGGCAGCCGGATCAGGGGCCGTGGCAGCGCAGAACCTGCAGCTGGTGGCCAAGGCCGCCATCGACATGGAGCGTGTGGGCGGGGCTGCGGCGGCCACGACGGTGGCGCAGTTTGCCGAGCTTGGGCGGGCGCCGGTGGCGGCCAGCGAGAAGCTGAACGCACAGGTTCACTACCTGACGGCCAGCCTCTATGACCAGATCAGGGCGCTTGAGAGGCAGGGCAAGCTGTCTGAAGCTGGCGTGCTGGCCCAGAAGGCCTATGCGGATGCGGTGAGCACCCAGAACAAAGACCTTGAGCTGCAGCTTGGCGGTGTTGAGCGTGCTTGGAGGGCAGCCGGCGATGCCGCCAAGTTTGCATGGAGTGCCTTCCTGGGCATCGGCCGCCAGCGCACCCCTGAAGAAGAGCTTGAGCTGTTGCAAAAGTCGCTGGCGGCACCCTCGCGCAACGGCGGCAATGCACTGGAGGCAACCAAGCGCCGGGAAGCGACGCAGGCCCGCGTGGCCGAGCTGCAGCAACAGATTTACATGAATGGTGAGATGGCCGCTGCGCAGCAGGCTGCGGCCGAGTCGGCCGATGAACACATCCGCCAAGCTGCCCAGCGCGATGCTGAAGCCAAGGCCAGGGCGGCAGCCGGCGTGCTGGCTGTAAAAGACGCGCTGCAGGCCCGCGCCGACGCCTACGCCAACGCCGAGAAGATGCTTGACGTGAGCCGGGGCGCGGGGCTGCTGAGCGAAGAGGCCTACTACGCCGCCAAGCGCGCCCTGATCACCCTGAACAGCCAGGCCCAGGTGAACGCACTGGCCGAAGAAAGCGCCGTGCTGGCCAAGCAGACCCTCTACGGCGCCGAAGCCATCGCCCGCGACGCCCAGGTGGCGCACAACAAGCGCGAGATGGCCCGCATCAAGGCCAAGGCTGCTGGCGATGCGGCAGTGGCCACCGACCAGGAACGGTTTGCGCTGGAGGCGCTGTCTCGGGCCCAGGTTGAATACGGCTGGGCCCTGGAGCGCACCAATGCCGAACGCACGCGCGCCAACAGCCGCGACCTGGCCGGCCGGCGCCAGGGCGACGATGCACGCGGGGTGACAGGCCGCGAGGCGGCGATTGCTGACCAGTTCAACAACCAGCGCGACCAGTTGGAGAGCGACCGCTTCAACAACCGCATCACCCAGAAGCAGTACACCGAACGCCTGGCCATGCTGCGCCAGTACTACAACCAGGCGCTGGAGCAGGAGCAGGACTACCAGGATGCCCGCCGCCGTGTGGAGGCTGACGCCAGCGTGGGCTTCGAGCGTGCCCTGGCCAACTACGCCGAGAGCAGCCGCAATGTGGCCCAACAGACCGAGCGCATGTGGAGCAATGCCTTCAACGGCATGGAAGACGCCATCGTGCGCTTTGCCATCACCGGCAAAGCCAGCTTCAGTGACCTGGCCAACAGCATCATTGCGGACCTGATCCGCATCTACCTGCGCAAGCAGCTGACGGGCATGTTCGGCAGCCTGGGCTTTGACATGCAGTGGTCTGTGGGGGCCAGCGGCACGGGTGCGGCCGATGCCAACACCATGGCCGGCCTGTGGCACGGCGGTGGGGTGTTGGGCACCGACCAGCCAGCCCGGCGGCAGGCGATGCCCGCCAGCACCTGGGCCAACGCCCCGCGCCTGCACACCGGCCGCATGAACAGCGATGAATACGCGGCCATCCTGCAGCGCGGCGAAAGCGTGCTGACCCCGGGCCAGATGCGCCAGCTGGCACCGGCCGGCAGCGGCGGCGGCACGCAGGTGATGCTGGACCTGAAGGTGATCAACCAGAGCGGCACGCCTGTGCAGGCCAGCGCACGGCGCGATGGCAACAGCATCGAGGTGCTGCTGACGGCTGTAAAGGATGCCGTGGCCGACGACATCGGCAGCGGGCAAGGCAATGTGTCGCAGGCCCTGCAGGGCCGCTATGGCCTGCGGCCTGTGACGGGCTGAGAGGGCAGGCACCATGGCAGCGTTTCCAACCGGCATGCGCTACGACTGGCGCGACTTCAGCGAAACCCCGGAATCGGTGGTGGAGCGTGCCCCGATGGAGCGGGGCATCCCCAAGCAGCGGCGCACCGCCAGTGATGCGCGGGTGGAGGTGCCCATCACCGTGCACTTCGACACCCTGGCCGAAATCACTGCCTTTGAAACGTGGTTCTACACCACCATCCACGCGGGGCAGGACTTCTTTGACTGGGTGCACCCGCGCACCGGCGCCACGCTGCAGGCCCGCATAGTGGGTGGCGAGCTGGGCAAGCTGGAATACCTGCGCCGCACGCTGGACAAGGCCAAACGCAGCTTCAAGCTGGAGTACTGGAGAGCGGCATGGTGAGCCCCGCCACCCGCGCGCAGCTGCAGCGCGTGAACGACCCGGCCGGCATGCTGCTGCTGCTGAAGCTGGAGCACCCGGCCATGGCCACCGTGCATGTGGTGAACGACACGCGCGACTGGACCATCGACGGCACCGCCTGGATCGGCCTGCCCTTCCGCTTCAAGCTGCCGAATGAGGCCAGCGGCCAGGCGCCGCGGGCCACGCTGGAGATGGACAACGTCGGCCGCGAGCTGACGGCCGAGCTGGAGGCGCTGCCGGTGGGTGGCGCCCTGCAGGGCACCTTCTACCTGGTGAGCCGCAACACGCCCAGCGCGGTGGACTTCAGCTTCAGTGCGCCGCTTTCGTCGGTGGTGGTGACGATGGCCACGGTGAGCGCCACCCTGGGTGCTGACGATGAGCTGCGGGCCCCGGGCGTGAAGTTGCGCTATGACCAGGTGACGGCCCCGGCACTGTTTGAGGGCTGACCCGATGGCCGGCGACCTGGCCCCCCTGCCGGCCGTGACGCTGCGGCAGGCCGAGGCACTGGTGGGCCTGGAGCATGTGCCCGGCCAGTTTGATTGCATGCACCTGGCGGTGCTGGCCCAGCGGGTGCTGTTCAACCGGGTGGTGCCCTGGGCCCAGCAGCAGCACCCGCGCGGTGGCCGCCACCAGGCGGTGCTGATCGCCCGGCACTGCGCTGGGCTGGCCCGGCCGCTGGCCGCCGACGACACCCCCGGCACCGGTGACGCCGTGCTGTGGACCAACGACAACGAGAACGGCAGCGCCCGCTGCTTCCACATCGGCACGCTGTTTGTGCAGGGTGGCGAGCGCTGGGTGCTGCACAGCAGCCAGGCGCTGGGCTCAAGCGTGCTGCAGCGCCTGGCCGAGTGCCCCGCCCAGGGGCTGCGCTTTGAAGGCTTTTACAGGTGGCTGGCATGAACCGTGAATCGACATCGACGGACCTGATCGTCATCCCCCACCCGCTGACGCTGGAGGGCCGCACCATCACCCGCGCAGCCGAGCTGCGGCCGGGCGACACGCTGGCCATGTTCCTGGAACGCCAGGGGGTTGATCTGGCCGATGCGGGGTGGTCAGTGACCATCGGCGGCGCTGGTGTGCCTGCGCTGATGTGGGGCCGCACGCGCCCGGCCCATGGCCAGGTGATCGAGGTGCGGCGCCTGGCGGGCAAGAGCGCGCTACGGCTGGTGGCCATGCTGGCCCTGGCCTATGTGACGCTGCAGCTGGGCCTGCCTGGGGCCTACTTCGGCCTGCCGGGCTTTGCGGCCTACGCGGTGAACGTGGCGGCCTTTGTGCTGGGCAGCATGGTGATCAACCGGCTGTTGCCGCCGCCGCAGCTGAAGGGCGGCACCTACAACAACAGCACGGGCACCACCTACAGCCTGCAAGGGGCGCGCAACAGCGCCCGCCTGTTTGAGCCGCTGGGGCTGGTGTTTGGCCAGGTGCGGGTGGTGCCCGACTTTTCGGCCCAGCCCTTCTCGTGGTTTGACGGGGATGACCAGTACCAGTACATCCGCCTGCATGCCGGCATCAACTGCCAGTCGGTCAGTGAGGTGAAGATCGGCGAGACGGCCATTGGCAGCTACCAGGGCGTGCTGACCCATGAAAGCGGCTTCCCCGGGGCCGCGACGTACCTGATGGACTGGAGCGCCGTCGACACGATTGCCGGCGGGCTGCTTGATGCCACCACCATCCCCGGTGGCTGGGTGCTGCGCACCACCAGTGTGGGCACGGTACGGATCGCGGTGGACCTGGTGGCCCAGCTGTATGCCCTGGGCGACGATGGCGGGGCGACCAATGCCACGATGACGCTGCAGGCAGAGCGGCGCTTGTTGCCTGGCGGCAGCTTTGTGCCGCTGCTGGACGCTGGCCTGACGGTGACATTGAACAGCTTTGCTACCAAGCCGCTGCGGCGCACGCTGGTGGCCGATGTGCCCGAGGGGCAGTATGAAGTGCGGCTGCGCAAGATGACGCTGAATGTGACCAGCAGCCGCGCCGCCAATGTGCTGGAGTGGGTCAGCCTGAAGAGCTACCAGCTGGATGCCACCGACTACGCCGACCACCCGCAGGTGGGCATCCGCATCAAGGCCAGTGGCCAGCTCAATGGCACGCTTGACCAGGTGAACTGGCTGGCCACCAGCGTGGCGGCCGACCTGTGGAGCGGCACCGTCTGGAACACGGTGATCACCAGCAACCCGGGGGCCCACCTGTTGCGCTTCATGCGCGGCATCTATGGCGTTGACGGCCGCCTGATGGCTGGCATGGGCAAGACGGACAGCCAGATCGACATGGAGAGCATCAAGGCCTTCATGGTGCATTGCACGGCACAGGGCTACCGCTTTGACCACTGGTTTGACCGTGCTGCCAGCTGTGGCGAGGTGCTGGAGGCCATTGCCAGCGCGGGGCTGGGCAGCATCAGTTACCACACCGGCAAGATCGGGGTGGTTTGGGCTGCGGCCAATCAGCCCAAAGAGGCGGTGGTGTCGCCAGTGCGGATGAAGCCGGGCAGCTTTCGGGTGGAGTACGCCACGCGCGAGCTGGCCGACGAGCTGGAGGTGACCTGGCCCGAGCGCGCCAATAGCTGGTTACCCGCCAGTGTGCGGGTGAAGGCGCCTGGGGTGACCATCCCACGTGACACGGCCCGCCTGTCGCCAGTGGGTGTAACCACCCAGGCCGGTGGCCTGCTGGCTGCGCGCTGGACGATGGCGCAGAACATCTGGCAGCGGCGCGCGGTGACCTGGGAGATGGATCTTGAGCACATCGCCTTCCACCGCTTCAGCATGGTGGCGCTGAGCCACGATGTGACGCAGTGGGGCTACTCGGGCCGGCTGCACTCGGCTGTGAATGTGTCCGGTGTGGTGACGTTGACGCTGGACATGGAAGTGCCCTTCAATCCGGGCGCCACCAGCCGCAATGTGGCGCTGCACCTGCCCGGCGAGCAGGGCTACCGGGTGTTTGGCGTGGCGGCCTTTACGGGCGACACCCACACCTTGACGCTGACTGGTGCCTGGCCCAGCGGTGTGCCGCTGCCTGGCGACAGTGCCAGCAACCCGGCGCACGATACGGTGTGGCTGTACGACTTTGCGGCTGAGCCTGGCAAGCGCCTGCGGGTGGTGTCGATTGAGCCCACGGGCAACCTGAGCGGCGCCCGCATCACGGCCGTGCCTGAGCCCGACGAGTTTTGGACTTATGTGGCCGGTGGTGCCTACGAGGCCGGCAGTGCGTTGGCCATCACCCAGGCGGTGGTGGCCAGCAACCTGCGGGTGTCGCAGCTGCGGGCCGATGTGAACTACGACAACACCACCGATCTGGCCATCACCTTTGACGCCAGCGGCCCCTACGACCACGCCCAGGTGTGGGGTGCGCGCAGCGGCGATGTGTTGGCGCTGCTGGGTGAGACGCGGACCACGCTGTTCCCCAGCTGGCGGGTGGCCAACGATGGCACCTTTGCCATCGAGGTGCGGCCGTTTGATGGGCTGGGCCGGCCGGGCAATGTGCTGTCGGCCACCCACGCGGTGGGCTTGGCATCGGTTTTGGCTGCGGCGGGCACCTCGGTTTACACGGCCACGGTCTACAAGCAGGTGGGCAGTGCACCTGCGGCGCCAACGGGCGGCACGTTCAACTTCACCACCGGGGTGTTGACGGCGCCTGCCGGCTGGTCTACCACGCAGCCGGCCACCACCACCACGCCGACCTATGCCTGTGAATTCACCTTCTTGACGGACACGCCCGGCGCCGAGGTGACGGCAGGCGCTTGGAGTGCGCCCTATGTGGACGCGGTGGCCGGGGCACCTGGTGGGACCGGGGCGCCGGGTGAATCGGTGCTGGTGCTGGAGGTGTTCTTGCAGGCGGCTTCAGCGCCGGCTGCACCCAGCGGTGGCACCTACACCTTCAGCACCGATGCCTTCACGGCACCGGCCGGTGGATGGACCCGCAGCATGCCGGCCAGCAGCACCACGCCCACCTGGCGCGCGGTGTTTCGGTTTGCGACCACCACGCCGGCCACGGCGGTGACGGCGGGCACCTACAGCACCCCTGTGGCCGTGGCCCGCAATGGCACCGATGGGACCAACGGCACGAATGGGACGAACGGCACGCCTGGGGCCCCTGGTGCTGACGGCCAGACCAGCTACCTGCACATCAAGTGGAGCAATGACGGTGGCGCCACCTTCACGGCCGGCA